CTCTAACTCTGAAGCGGGATCTGGCGACTCCGCTGCTGTAGGTAGGATTTCGCCCTGCACCAGCATGTCGCGGAACTCTTCACGATCAATGATCTGATCTTGGAACAGCTGAGACATTGCAGCAATATCCTGCCCAATCAACCGCTGCAGATCAAAGTCACGACTAATCTTGACCTCTGGCGCTTCAAGACCCAAATAATTCGCTGCCATGTCATACGCCTTCTGAAGACCTTCCTCAAGATCCATCGATACCATCGACAGCATCGAGTTTGTATCAATCCGATCTAAACGTCGCGCATCAGCAGATTCAGCTACGAACTTTTGCTGGCTGAGCGTGCTGATCCCCAACGTCGCCATTTGCTGTTGCAATTCTTTAATTTCTGCAGATTGCGCTTCAAAAGCGTTTGCAGCTGGTTCAACGTAATAAATCTTATTGCCTGGCTGCGTTGCCATCGCATAATTTACGCTGATTGCAACGTCCTTAGTCTGATCGTCCCAACCCTCCATCACCAGCATTGGCTGCGAAGCGATGTGCAGACTATGGATCAGGTCAGCCTGTCGCTGAAAGTGAGCCAAGTTCAGATGTGCAATATCCAGCAGCGGAGGACGGCTGGTCATTGTGTCCGTCTTGTTCGCATAAACAGTGACCAACGGTATTTGTTCCAGTGAATAAGGGCCTGACTCAACCAGTTCGTACTGCGCTGTAGCGTCGGATTGATCGAACGAAGAGGGGTATGGGTACTGCCCTTGCATCTCCTTACGTTGTTCCGCCTGTCGATACACGCGATAACGACCTGGCTCAATGACGCGGATTTGGTCATAGACTTTTTCTCCAAATTCACCGTCAGGAACTACAGCTTTTTCACCGATTCGTACTTGAGTAAGATTACCGTAATTGGTTTCGCGGTCCAGTCGCCAACCGTACACATCGGTTGGATCCACTTCAATCCAATAGGGCCGACGATTAAGAGCACGCTCTTCTGCAAGACTTCTTGCATCCGAAGGCGCAGGAAAATCAACCAACGTATGACAGTGCCCATAAGTCAGGGCACAAATCAGGAGTCGTCGAGCGTATTCATCTAAATCAGATCCACAGCCATCGACGTCTTTATTGAAGACATCCGTCCAGTATGGGTCACCTTGGACGCTAATGGGTTTCCTTAAAATCAATCCAGCCGCCGCACGAATCAATCTTTGTGTGTATGGCGTAAAAACAGCTCGATTTACTCGCGCTAGATACGCTGAATAGTCTTCACGCGGCTCTAAAGGCAAAAAAGCTTCAGAATTATCACGAAGATATTCCGTTCCAGCAGTCACGGCCTTCATAATCTCCCAGCCCTTCATCTGGTCGATTACAACCCGTGTTCGCACAAACGGACTATCAACACTTCCCATATAGGAAGAGCTGACCAAATGCGTTCGTACTAGACCTGGAACGGAATACGTCATTGACCTGTTTTAGTTAGAGCAGCCCCATCGTCTCCGAGCGGCTTTTCCTCTTTCACCTGTCCAACTTTTGCTACGAGCGCAAAAAGATTTTTTACGTGCAGCCTCAGCTTTTGTTTTGGGTTTTCCCGTAACAGGTGGCTTGAGATTAGATCCTGTTTCACGGTTGTAACGAGCCCGACCTTTGGCAGTCAGACCAGCACCTTTGCTGGCCGGAAGCTTTTCACCCCGACCAACACTTAAACTAGGACCACGCTTTTGCTTTTTGCGTTCAGCCATGACCTAGACCTCACTCAAGGTTGGAAGTAATAGTGCCGCTGGTAATAAAGTTGCAAGTAGCAACAACCAAATCACCAGCCGTAGAATTAATGTCCATGCTAGTAATAATTCCAGCAAAACTTACAGAATCAGTACCGCTGGCGGTGCCAGTAGTAAACAATTCAAACGTAGCGTCTGCTGGATCTGCAGCTGTAATTACGTCCTCGATAAATGCAGCTTGGCCAGTTGCATCAGGATCATAAACCAATTCGACCGTGCCAGAGCCGGAAATCATGCTGCCAACAAAGCTACGGAAAGTGTCTCCGTGCTTACTAGTGTCCAATGTTTCCTTGCTAATGCTCAGGCTCCAGCTGCGAGTGCCGACAATAGTGGCTTTAGTGCCACCAGCAGCCTCAAACTGAACTGCGCCCTGCTCTCCGCGTAGAACAGCCATGAGTTGACAAAAAGAAGGGTTATACCCCTCATTCTAACCTGTCAAGCCCGGCAAGCCATCACTTCTTAGGCCGTTTTGCCTTGGATCCCGGCTTTCGACGCTTATGTTGATACCCAATTTTCTTTGAACTGGTCTTCTCACGCTTAAATTTAGCCTTCTCCGCTGGACTCATCTCCTTCGTCGTCTTCGGCGTCTTGTCAGATACGCGCTTCGATGGACGACACGCAGGATAATCCCGCTTCTCTCCCTTGGAACGCCCACATGGCTTTCCGGTCTTTACATCGACCCACTTCTCCGCAAACCATCGCCCCAATCCACCACGGGCTTTAGCGGCGCTTTTTCGCTTTTTTTGTTCCGCCATCGCTCGCCTTCCGATAGGTGCCACCACGCTTCTTATACTCGCGCACCAACCATGCATTTGCGTAAGCGCTGGGATAAACAGCAAACTTACGCTTTGCCTCGGCTTTCACGCGAGAATACAGCGCTTTGTTCGTAGGTTCGTTCCTACTTGCCACAATCGCACCGCATCTTCTTCGAGCCTTTGCTCATGCCCTTCTTCTTAGTGCTTTTCTTAGTGCCCTTTTTGGCACCATTTCCATAATGACCAGGCATGGCAGTGATGGGGATCTGTCTCCATCTTAACGGGTTTTGGACGCATATTCCAATGTCACACGCCGTTCTCGTCCTGCAGGTGACGTCCAACGGTTAAAAATTATCCTAATTGACTCGTCTAGCACTTCTTCTGGCGGTTGAACTGTACTCCACTGATGATTACAGTCCCTGCACTTACGAATTCGCACAAAATCATCGTCCTGAGACGTAAACCGCCCCAAAACAACAACATCTCTTGATTCGCACCGCGGGCATTTTGGTGCGTTTAGTGCTCGACGAACCACAAAAAATTTAGTACAAACGATAGGTCGTAGTCCCCATGGCCTCTGGTTTGGCCAAATTGAACTGCTGCAAAACAAGATAGCCGAAAGCGTCGAACGCATGGTCCACTCCTAAATTTTTGTTGGGCAAACCAGTCCCAGGCGCATACGTTAAAGTCCGTAATGACTTGATTAATTCCTTACACCTAGGATGAATCTTTACTCGACGCGCTCCAGAAGCATCCATTAGACCCGTGTTGACCGCTGTAATCTTGTCCCGGATCTTCCATGGTGATCGTGGACTCTGAACCGTAAAGCCGCTACGCCTAAGAATTGCATGGTCCGTTACGCCAATTCCACTTGTCTTTCGTGCTCCACCAGTAGGATCAGGACACGCTATAACTCGTCGCTCCACACCGTAACGACGAGTGACCTCCTCCGCAAAATCCCATGTTGTAGCCCCGCCTGTCAGCATGATTTCGTCAAATACATATAACGTGTCCGCATCCTTTACTGCACAAATGCCAGACATGGGATCTACGTTAAAATCAACGCCCAATAACAACGGTTGAATTGATATATCCCTTGCATCTGTTGAAATGTTGTCGTCCGAAAAGCTGATCGCAACCAAACCAGTTAAATTCTCGAAACTTGCCTCAAACTCTTGCCGAAATGTCCGAGAATCTAACTGGGCGCGGGCTGCTTCAACCTCATGAGCGCTAACATTACCGCCTTCAATCGTTGTATAGCTCCATCGCTGCCATCCGCCTGTCTCGTCTTCCGGCACATAACACCACAAGTCATAAAACCAGCTAGCCGTACCGTCAGGCGTTGAAATGAATAATGCCCACCCCTCTTTGTCCGCTAAAGCAGGTCGTATTACCTCGAACCATACCTCTGCATCCATAAATGCTGCCTCGTCAAGCACCACTCCAGATAAACTGCGGCCCCGCAATGCCATCGCGTTCTCTGTACCCTTCAATTCGATCGTTGAACCGTTAATTAGCTCAATCCTTAGGTCCGTCTCGTTCTTAGACTTGATCCATACCTTTGGTACAAGCTTTTTTAATGCTCTCCACGCGATGTCCTTCGCCATTCGATACGTCGGAGCACAATAAAAAAATGTCTCCCCTGGCCTGTTGATCGCTCCACGCAACAACTCCACGCATGACAAGTACGATTTCCCAAATCGACGCCCCGCTACCAATACTCGGAAGCGCTTTTCGCTCGAAAATACTTGGCCCTGTGCCCATCTCAGGCTTACAGGTGCTGTTTTTTGACTCATGCCTATCACATTACACGCTTTTTCAACCCCTACCCCCCTCCCGACGTGCCAAAATGACCCCCATACCGTTAATATCGTAAAAAAGGTCGATTTGATGGCTGACACTGACCGCACCACACAAATTAGGCAAGATCGCATCCGGAGGCTCTATCGCCGTCAACTCGATGGCCTCTCCGCTAGAGCACTCGTTTACGATCACGCCGAAAAAGAACAGTGCTCTGTTCAAACCGCTTGGCGGGATTGGGCTGAAGTTAAACAGCTCGTTGATGAAGACTGGCAGGCTGATCGCGAAAATATGCTAGCTCGCCTCCAGCACATGCGTACTAAACTCTTCCATCAAGCCCTCAAGAAAGGCCAGCTCCAAACCGCCAGCCAAGTCCTTGACTCCATCGGACGTGTCATCGGTGAATCCGTTGAAACCGTCAATATCCAAGCCCCTGACCTGAAAATCTCTATCGAAAATAAAGACGACTAGCCTCAGCGCTCCAATAAATCCAAACCCTGCCCCCGCCTATAGGGGGCTTTTTTATTACACGAATGCTGTTGAACAGATATATGTTTAGGTTCCGGGGGTGTCGCTAGTGCGGTTGAAATTTTGCAACGGTGCCCCCGGTCGGGGGCGGCTGGGTTCTTTTGTTTTTTTCTTGTAATATCGGAAGAAGTTTGCTAGGATGCAAGACAAGAGAGGGAAGGGGCGAAACGGCTCCCGCTCTGCTTTGAACCTTGAAAACTGAAAACCGCTGAGAGTGTTACGCGCCAAACGGCATAGCCTCCGGGCGACTGTCATTAGGTGCAACATGTCATCCGACAATTTTGACGGGCGACGGGGACGCTCTCAGCGAGACCAACGAACCAACCCCATCCAACTTCATCATGAGATCATTTTGTGAGCTATTGGCGGCTGTTGTAGCTGCCGGATCGTTCGGTGCTGCTGTCGCATTAACTGCGGCAACGGAACCGGATTCGTTCCATCATCACAGCGGCGCACAACCTTACGTGAGGGTGATTCGATGACTGTTTCTGAATCATTGTTTCACCTTTCGCGGGTCTCGTCTAATAAAAAGACGGGGCCAATTGCAGTTACGACCAC